ATGAAAAAGATAGCTGCTATATCATTAATTAGTATTTTTATTATGTCTGGTTGTGCTGTGCATAATGATGAGACAAGTATCGGTAAATTTGGTCTTGCATATAAAAGTAATATTCAGCGTAAACTCGATAACCAATACTACACCGAAGCCGAAGCTTCTTTAGCCAGGGGCAGAATATCTGGTGCAGAAAATATAGTAAAAAATGATGCAGCCCATTTCTGTGTTACTCAGGGCAAAAAAATGCAGATAGTTGACCTGAAGACAGAAGGTGCAGGATTACATGGCGTCGCTCGTCTGACATTCAAATGTGGAGAGTGAGAATATTTTTTGGTAAGCGTCAAACATGCGCGTTCTGGTTGTGCTTAGCCGGAACCTGTGCGAGCACGATGCCGTTACGTGAAAGGCATCGTGCTATGAAGGGAGATTCTATCGATGTGGTCAATGGAAGACGGTGACCAGGGATAGGGCTTATGCATAAAAAATAAGCCCGTGTAAGGGAGATTTAGGGTGTCACCAGTAGGGGCTTTCAACGGTACAATGCGGGTTTGAGCGGCATAAATTACCACTGAAAGCCCTTAAACGTTACTCTACTGTGGACACTGTGTGGACACTCTCGGCTTCAGTACCACCTCTTAGCGGATTAAGAGAAATGGCGTCCTGAAGGTACTCTGGCGCAAAATGAGCGTAAACCATAGTTTGCTCAATCCGCGTGTGACCTAGTATCCGTTGTAGCGTGATAATACTTCCTCCATTAATCATGAAATGAGTGGCAAAGCTGTGCCTTAGTGCATGTGTGGCTTGCCCCGTTGGCAAATCCGGTTTTATTGCTTTCATTGTTCGTCTGAAGCGAGGGTAATCAGCATCAGGGAATAAAAAACCTCGTTTGTTATCCGCGATCATTTTGGCAACAGCCTCTGAGATCGGGACGGTGCGTGGTTTGTTTGTTTTCGTTTTAACAAACGTGACGCGGTTATGGATGATATTTTCTGCTTTCAAACGAGCTGCTTCTCCCCAACGTGCTCCTGTACTCAGGCAAAGAATCGCAATCTTTTTATTGTCGCCGTCAAGTGCTGCAAGCAGTAAGGCAATTTCTTCCTGTGTGAGATAGCCTGTTTCTGGTTTTTCCTCCTTAAGCCTCTTTGTCCCTCTGATAGGGTGCTCACCAAAGAATAACTCCGCTTCAATCAGGGCTGTAAACATGCCGCTAATACATGTTAAATCACGATTGATACTCGAAGGTTTAATACCCTGACTTCTTCGGGTGGCGCAGTACTGGCTGATAAGGGATTTCGTGATTTGAAATGCGCATGGGTCATTCGTTATTTTTGTGAAGATTTCAATTTTTCCAAGATTAGATTTCCCATGCTCTTCGTGTTTACCCTTTAAATCCCACCAGATCTGTGTCAGTTCCGACAGACGTCGTTTGTCTGTTGGTTTTGATAGCCATTCTTTATTGTGGTGGTTGTACAACGTGTATTTTTCGAAAGCGACAGCTTCGCTTTTCTTATCAAACTTCCTACGGATGCGTTTTCCGTTACGTCCAGTAGGGCGGATGTCCACTTCATATCGACCATCATCGAGTTTTTTGATTGCCATCAGAAAACCCTCCGAGTGGTACTTTTTTTTGCTACTACTAATCGCTTTTTTCGTGGTGGCTGAAATTTAGCCACCAATAGTAGGCACTTGTGATGAATATATTCACGATAAATTGTTAACCAGTCTTTTGACCGGAGTGGGGCGACGTTGTTTCGTTTTGCCCAAAGTGTGCGAGAGCGGGCGCAATTTGCCCGGCTTCTGGAGCTACCTGATCAGTCATGAACCACAAAGTATATTTAGTAAATCTGGGATGTTGTAAGACCTTCATTATGGCTTCAACTCCAGCGTTTTTTGACCGGCTCTCATAGCTCGAAAGTGAGCTGTAGGCTACACCAGTTAATTCACTGAATTCTTTACGGTTTAACCTTTCAGATTCACGGATTAGCTTCAACTTCTCCGAAACGTCTATTGACATAATTACTCCGATTGCGTAATTTCTTGCTGATGGTGTGAAATGTTGTGCTTCTGGAGTTATCCTTTTAGGCAATAATTAGCCATTAGGAGCCATTAGAAGCACTAAGGGAGAATCGTAGCAGATGAATAGACAGCTTGTAAGCGTGACTGATGCCGTGCCTTATCAGGAGTTTGCAAAACTCATTGGTAAAACTCCAAGAGCTGTAAGGGGCATGATTGAGAAAGGGAAATTACCAGTTATTGAGATTACTGACCCTCAGTCAGTATCGGGGCGTGCTGGTGAATATTGGGTATACCTTCCGGCATGGAATAACGGACTAAAACTGGCTTATGAAAGCCGTCCTAAGGAGATTCGTGACGGCTGGTTGATGTGGTTAGGTCTCGGTGAACCACGTTAAGGAGAACCGTATGAATGAGCCTCGTTGTATTGCTCAGTTACTGCGTAACGAAAGCCCCAGGGCGATTGACTTCACCATCACCCACGGTAAGGGGCGTAAGGGAATCATTATCCGCACCAAAAAACAGAGTCCGTTAAAAAAGGCTCTGACCTTTCTGAAAAGCCGGAGGGTATGGAAATGACAGTGATGACGCTCAATCTCGTTGAAAAACAGCCAGCAGCTATGCGCCGGATAATTGGTAAGCATCTTGCCGTTCCTCGCTGGCAGGATACATGTGATTATTATAATCAGATGATGGAGCGCGAACGGCTAACGGTTTGCTTTCATGCGCAGTTAAAACAGCGTCACGCAACGATGCGTTTTGAAGAAATGAACGACGTCGAACGTGAACGGCTGGTTTGTGCAATTGATGAATTGCGTGGGGCATTCTCAAAACGCCGTCAGGTTGGCGCAAGTGAGTATGCATATATTAGTTTTTTAACAGTCAGTCAGCGTCGTACTTTATTTATGCATGCCGGATTGACTGAAAAAGAATTCAATCAGCCATACTGGCGAATTAATGAAGAGTCATGTTACTGGCGTGATGCCTTATTCCGTGCATTACGTGAACTATTCAGTTTGTTTGAGTATGCACCGACAATTCTGACGTCGGTAAAACCAGAGCAATATCTGCATTAAGTAATTAACCAGAGTTTTTAACGCACTTAATCGTGCGGGGCTTCTTTTTGCCTGGAGAAAGTCATGCATACAGTTTCTGAAAATCAGTGCGGTAAATTCGCATTACTGCTGCAACAGGCCAGAACCGAAGCACAGGCCGACGCTGCGACGCGCTTTTCTTCTCATCTTGACGCCATGATTCGCCACATCACAAAGGCGGAGTTATCCCGAGTGGAGATAGTCGAGCTGCTCAGTCAGGAGTCGGAAAAATTTCACAATATCGGATTGTCTCGCGGGGAGGTGCTTTGATGTCCTGTTCTCATTCAGTTGTATTACTGAATAACGCCTTAAAAATCGCCGTTATGGAAAATGGCGATTTGTCTCTTATTCAACTTTGTCTTGATAAAGAAAAACGCGACATCACTGAATCTGTTATCGCGATTTATCAGAATGAATTAAACCTCCTGTCTGATGTGGTCAATTTACTTGTTAAACGCGCTGTATTCCACAAGCAAATTTCCTCCGTGGATGAACTGACAAAATTAACGACAGAACTTGCCAGTTATTGCGCTGATGTATCCAGGAAACTTAACGATAAAAGGAGCTGGTAATGCCGGACAACGTAGATTTTATTCAGGAACAACAGGCTGAATTACTGGAGCGCCAGATTAACGCGGCAAGGGTAAAGCATTGCGGTGTTTCTGCGCTGGTTTGCGAAGAGTGTGACGCGCCAATACCTGCTGCCCGTCGTGCGGCTTATCCGTCAGTCACGCGTTGTGTTTCCTGCCAGTCAGTCTTTGAAGCAAAAAACAAGCATTACCGGAGAATGGCATGAGTATTCGTATTGAAATTGGCGAACGTTATGTCGTTACCAGTGACAGCTTTCAGTTTATTCTCCACGAGAAAAAGAGAGCTGAAAGTGGTAAAAACGCCGGTCAGGAATGGCTGGCGGTGGTTGGTTATTACCCGAAATTAAGCCAGCTCGTTTCCGGCATGATGCATCACGATATTCTGACCGGAAGCGCAAAGTCTTTTGCTGATTTAAACGCGCAGGTTGAGCAACTCAGCAAGCGTTGTTCAGAGGCTTTTGGCTCACATGGCCGTTAAAGCCTCCGGGCATTTTGTCCCTCCGTCAGCATTTGCCGCAGGCACCGGTAAGACGTTTACCGGTGCTTATGCATGGAACGCGCCACGCGAGGCCGTCGGGCGCGAAAGACCCCTTACACGTGACGAGATGCGTCAGGTGCAAGGTGTTTTATCCACGATTAACCGCCTGCCTTACTTTTTGCGCTCGCTGTTTACTTCACGCTATGACTACATCCGGCGCAATAAAAGCCCGGTGCACGGGTTTTATTTCCTCACATCCACTTTTCAGCGTCGTTTATGGCCGCGCATTGAGCGCGTGAATCAGCGCCATGAAATGAACACCGACGCGTCGTTGCTGTTTCTGGCAGAGCGCGACCATTATGCGCGCCTGCCGGGGATGAATGACAAGGAGCTGAAAAAGTTTGCCGCCCGTATCTCATCACAGCTTTTCATGATGTATGAGGAACTCTGCGATGCCTGGGTGGATGCGCATGGCGAGAAAGAATCGCTGTTTACGGATGAGGCGCAGGCTCACCTCTATGGTCATGTTGCTGGCGCTGCACGTGCTTTCAATATTTCCCCTCTCTACTGGAAAAAATACCGTAAAGGACAGATGACCACGAGGCAGGCATATTCTGCCATTGCCCGCCTGTTTAACGATGAGTGGTGGACTCATCAGCTTAAAGGCCAGCGTATGCGCTGGCATGAGGCGTTACTGATTGCTGTCGGGGAGGTCAATAAAGACCGTTCTCCTTATGCCAGTAAACATGCCATTCGTGATGTGCGTGCACGCCGCCAGGCAAATCTGGAATTTCTTAAATCGTGTGACCTTGAAAACAGGGAAACCGGCGAGCGCATCGACCTTATCAGTAAGGTGATGGGCAGTATTTCTAATCCTGAAATTCGCCGGATGGAGCTGATGAACACCATCGCCGGAATTGAGCGTTATGCCGCCGCAGAGGGTGATGTGGGGATGTTTATCACGCTGACCGCGCCGTCAAAGTATCACCCGACACGTCAGGTCGGAAAAGGCGAAAGTAAAACCGTCCAGCTAAATCACGGCTGGAATGATGAGGCATTTAATCCAAAGGATGCGCAGCGTTATCTCTGCCATATCTGGAGCCTGATGCGCACGGCATTCAAGGATAATGATTTACAGGTCTACGGTTTGCGTGTCGTCGAGCCACACCACGACGGAACGCCGCACTGGCATATGATGCTTTTTTGTAATCCACGCCAGCGTAACCAGATTATTGAAATCATGCGTCGCTACGCGCTCAAAGAGGATGGAGACGAAAGAGGAGCCGCGCGAAACCGTTTTCAGGCAAAACATCTTAACCGGGGCGGTGCTGCGGGGTATATCGCGAAATACATCTCAAAAAACATCGATGGCTATGCACTGGATGGTCAGCTCGATAACGATACCGGCAGGCCGCTGAAAGATACTGCTGCGGCTGTTACCGCATGGGCGTCAACGTGGCGCATTCCGCAATTTAAAACGGTTGGTCTGCCGACAATGGGGGCTTACCGTGAACTACGCAAATTGCCTCGCGGCGTCAGCATTGCTGATGAGTTTGACGAGCGCGTCGAGGCTGCACGCGCCGCTGCAGACAGTGGTGATTTTGCGTTGTATATCAGCGCGCAGGGCGGGGCAAATGTCCCGCGCGATTGTCAGACTGTCAGGGTCGCCCGTAGCCCGTCGGATGACGTTAACGAGTACGAGGAAGAAGTCGAGAGAGTGGTCGGCATTTACGCGCCGCATCTCGGCGCGCGTCATATTCATATCACCAGAACGACGGACTGGCGCATTGTGCCGAAAGTGCCGGTCGTTGAGCCTTTGACGTTAAAAAGCGGCATCGCCGCGCCTCGGAGTCCTGTCAATAACTGTGGAAAGGTCACCGGTGGTGATACTTCGTTACCGGCTCCCACACCTTCTGAGCACGCCGCAGCAGTGCTTAATCTGGTTGATGACGGTGTTATTGAATGGAATGAACCGGAGGTCGTGAGGGCGCTCAGGGGCGCATTAAAACACGACCTGCGAACGCCAAACCGTCAGCAAAGAAACGGAAGCCCGTTAAAACCACATGAAATTGCACCATCGGCCAGACTGACCCGGTCGGAAAGAATGCAAATTACCCGTATCCGCGTTGACCTCGCTCAGAACGGTATCAGGCCGCAACGATGGGAGCTTGAGGCGCTGGCGCGTGGAGCGACAGTAAATTATGACGGGAAAAAATTCACGTATCCGGTCGCTGATGAGTGGTCGGGATTCTCAACAGTAATGGAGTGGACATGATGGCAAAAATTCACGAGGTAAAGCTGCACGCAAAATATTTCGACCTTGTGCTGGAAGGAAAGAAACGCGCAGAGTTTCGGAAAAATGACCGTAATTATGAGCGCGGGGACACGTTGATTTTGCATGAATGGGGGCAGGGTGTGTATACGGGGCGAAAGGTTGAAGCCCGGATAACAGATGTTACTGACCTGTCAGACTGGCTGGAAGATTATGTCTTGCTAAGTATTGAGCTGCTTAATACAGGCGCATATGAGATTGTGAACTGGAAAGAACTTAGTGAGCGTGGTCTGGTATTCAGAATTAATCATGAAATTATGCATAAGCTCGGCCTTGCTGTTATGTATGAACCAGAGACGGGAATGTCTGGCGGGGCAATGGTTGCCACGGATGGAGCATGGAACTATTCAGATGAACAGATGGAGCGTGCACAGCAAAACGGGTGGCTTGGATAATGCACAGAATACCAGGCGAGATACCGCACCATAAAACTAAAAATATCAAGCTGATGGCTATTGTTCAGCGTTTACAGCGGATTATGGTCAACGAAAATCTGACGCCCGATGAGCTAGTCGGGTGTGCCGAAATAGTCCGGGATAATTACGGGCGGTTTAACTATATCGGTCAGTCCAGAGTTGCGCCCCCACCACGCAGACGATAGATAACGCCGCCAGTCGTGAAACTTGTTTTCAGGGCTGGCGGCGTTGAACAACGAGTGAAGCGAGGCGTTAGTTGACATTCATATTTTTACTGCGTTGGTGCTGTTTTTTGACGGTTGAAAGGAGTTATCTCGGAGAGCTAAAGCTAACAACTTACAAATATTCAAAAGTAAGCTTCCTGTTGCTAACATAAGGTCGATTTTTTATGTGGATGATGCAAAAAGGATAGCTATGGATACTATAATCGCTTTTCTATCACTCGCTTTTTTTGTTGCTTTTTTCATCGGGTTAATCAAGCCATCACTGGTGCGAATGCCAAGCCGCAAACGTGCAAGTGCGGTTTATCTCGGAGGAGGTTTTGTATTGAGCATAATTGGTTCAATACTCTATCCAACAGAAAAAAGCCAGCCAGTTGCTAAAACTGAAACATCAACCGTTGTAGAGCACCAAGTCCAAAAAACATTCGAATATGGTGAAAAAACACTCAAGGAATATCGGAGCGAGCCAAAGAAAACTCGACACGATATTGTGAATAGTTACATTGACTTTAAGAAAGTTCCAGTCACCGCATCAGATGCATTTTATGCCTGCATGAGTGAGTATACATTTACCAAAGATGATGAGTTGAAACTCGGTGATGTTCTTGGGTGGTGCTTTAATGATTATGAAAATGACCCGAGTTCACTAAATAATAAAATCAATCTTGATACATTTCAGAGTAATTTTAGTGGTTGGGATGGTTCTTATCGTCCATTGGAAAAACTAATTAAAGATAATATGAACGATGATTCATCTTATAAACATGTATCAACGGTATATCATTTAGTTTTGAATAAAGACCCGCACGCCATTGTGAAAACGACGTTTCGCGGCACTAATGCTTATGGTGGCATGGTCAAACAGACTGTAGCAGCGCGAGTTGACGTGCGAACGGGTGAGATCGATTCAATACTCGACAATTAAATAATATAGTGACAGCTCCGTCAGTGATGAAACTTGCTTTTAGTCTTGGCGGGGTTGAGCAATGAGTCTTGCAAGGTGTTAGCATGCGTAGAATGGAAGCTGCTTGGACGTGGGGTATTCATATGAATTTAAAAATTTTCGGCATAATTGTCCTTTCTGCTTTGATGTTCGTTTTAGGTTTTTTTCTCGGTGGTTTTAATTGGGAATGGGCTGATAAGAATTATGCAGGTGAGGTGGCGTTGTGGAGTATGTTAGGAGGGTGGTTATCCGCAATTGCAACTCTGTTTGCCGTGTTGGTTTCATTATATATGGCGTATCAAGCTACTCAGAATGAGATTGAAAAAATCAGGGTTACTCATGGAGTAAGTATGAGTGTCACTCATGACAATGAGTTAAGTTGTAATCTCATTATTCAGAACTTGAGAAATATGAAAGTGAATATTACTGGTGTTTTTTTGTCTCTAGGTAAATCATCAGGTAAGTACTCTTTGGATAAAGTAATTGACAATCGTAATATAACGCTTTCATATAAAGGTGAAACAGAAAAGGTACAATTTGCAATCCATTCTGGGACTATTTGGTGGTCAATGTATAAATTATTCGATATGGATAAGAACATAGGTTTTGAAAAGGGTAAGATCTTTATAACAACCAACCTCAATACATATGAATTTGATTTGCCAAAAGAATATTTAAGAGCTTTTGAGAAAGCTTATTCGGAGTATCAGACAAAAAAATAATGAGCTGCATGCAAAAGGTGCATGTTTTTGCATGTGCTAAGTTCACTGGTTTTGTGTATATCGCTTCAGATCTAGCGTGGTTCCGGGGAGGGCATGCAACTGCATTAAAACCGCTCCATGAAGCGGGCGGGCGAGGCGGGGAAAGCACTGCGCGCTGGCGGTGGTGCTGATTTTATTTTTTCAGCGTCTGAGCGCGTCGTGATGGCGTTTAGATTGTGCGCCGTGGCGTTGGTGTGTCTGCGGGGTGTTTTGTGCGGTGGTGAGCGTGTGAGGGCGTGATGACGGGGTGCAAAAAAGCCGCCCGCAGGCGGCGATGTTCAGCCGTTGTCAGTGTCCAGTGAGTAGTTTTTAAAGCGGATGACCTCCTGACCGAGCCAGCCGTTTATCTCGCGGATCCTGTCCTGTAGCGGGATAAGCTCATTGCGGACAAAGACCTTTGCCACTTTCTCAATATCTCCCAGTGACCCGACGTTCTCCGGCTTGCCGCCCATCAACTGAAAGGGGATGCGGTGCGCGTCCAGCAGGTCAGCGGCGCTGGCTTTTTTGATATTAAAAAAATCGTCCTTCGTCGCCACTTCACTGAGGGGGATAATTTTAATGCCGTCAGCTTTCCCCTGCGGGGCATAGAGAAACAGATTTTTAAAGTTGTTGCGGCCTTTCGACTTAACCATGTTTTCGCGGAGCATTTCGATATCGTTGCGATCCTGCACGGCATCAGTGACGTACATGATGTATCCGGCATGTGCGCCGTTTTCGTAATACTTGCGGCGGAACAGCGTGGCCGACTCATTCAGCCAGGCAGAGTTAAGGGCGCTGAGATATTCCGGCAGGCCGTACAGCTCCTGATTAATATCCGGCTCCAGCAGGTGAAACACGGAGCCGGGCGTGAAAGGTGTCGGCTCGTTGAAGGACGGCACCCACCAGTAAACATCCTCCTCCACCCCACGGCGGGTATATTTTGCCGGTGAGGTTTCCAGTCTGATGACCTTACCGGTAGTGCTGTAACGCTTTTCCAGAAACGCATTACCGAACACCAGAAAATCCAGCACAAAGCGGCTGAAATCCTGCTGAGAAAGCCACGGATGCGGGATAAATGTCGAGGCCAGAATATTGCGTTTGACGTAAATTGGTGAGCTGTGATGCACGGCAGCACGCAGGCTTTTTGCCAGACCAGTAAAGCTGACCGGTGGCTCATACCATCTGCCGTTACTGATGCACTCGACGTAATCCAGAATGTCACGGCGGTCGAGTACCGGCACCGGCTCACCAAAGGTGAATGCTTCCATTTTCGGGGCGCTGGCGGTCATTTTTTTTGCCGCAGGTTGCGGTGTTTTCCCTTTTTTCTTGCTCATCAGTAAAACTCCAGAATGGTGGATGTCAGCGGGGTGCTGATACCGGCGGTGAGTGGCTCATTTAACAGGGCGTGCATGGTCGCCCAGGCGAGGTCGGCGTGGCTGGCTTCCTCGCTGCGGCTGGCCTCATAGGTGGCACTGCGTCCGCTGCTGGTCATGGTCTTGCGGATAGCCATAAACGAGCTGGTGATGTCGGTGGCGCTGACGTCATATTCCAGACAGCCACGGCGGATAACGTCTTTGGCCTTGAGCACCATTGCGGTTTTCATTTCCGGCGTGTAGCGGATGTCGCGTGCGGCGGGATAGAACGAGCGCACGAGCTGGAACACGCCGACACCGAGGCCGGTGGCATCAATACCGATGTATTCGACGTTGTATTTCTCGGTGAGTTTGCGGATGGATTCAGCCTGAGTGGCAAAGTCCATGCCTTTCCACTG